CTCTCTTCATCGAAGCCAAAATCAACCTCATTGTAAGCACCTATAGGCTTATCCTCATATATACCATCCTTAATACCCTGCACCACTAGATACATTGGCTTGGTAACTATATGAGCCACGCCTAACGCCTCCTTAATAGAGGTTGCTGTAGGGTCAATAACGAACTCATCAGGAGCTACAGGCTCTAGTCTGACCTGAACTATAGTTGTCTCTCTAACTCCTCGAACTGAGGTCATAGTTCCCTCTACAGGCATTTCAGCAGGTTTAATTTCGGTAGTTTCCTCAGTAATTATCTTACCAATACCTGTTCCGTAAATAGCACCGTTGAGAAGAATCTCGTTAATTGCTTGTTTAGCACCTGCCCCCTCTAAGTCCTCTTTTAACAGGTTACGAACTCCAGCTATATCTCCTTTTTCCTGATCTGCCACATCATCCTTTAGATCAAACCACTTATCATTACCAAAAGTAGCCTCAGATAGCTCTGCTACAGCAGCCTCTATAGCTTGCTGAAGTGCAGGAGCAACAATCTTAGATCGCTCTGACTGTCTAGTTCTATCAGAAGAATCCCAAATACCCCTCCACAAGCGGTAATACTCCTCCCACTTGGCTTTATAGTTCTGGTCTCTGTGTGTCTCCCACATCTCCACCCTGTCTTGTACCCAAGATGCTAATGGGGCTTTAGAATCTTCAAAACTAACTGTATCTTGCATAATATATCCCTATTCGTTAAATGATCGTTCGATCATATAACATAACCGTGTAGCTTGTCAATACCCAGAATAACTATCTAACTCCTCATACTCATCTAATTCAATGGAAGATATGAAGTCTGCCACTGATACCTGATCTATGTAGGCTAAGGCATCTATAAGGTCATCGTGAGTCCCTGTTGCTGGGAAATCCATTAACTGACCCGTGAACTCGTGATTCCAGTCACCCTTATTCAGAATAATCTTACCGTGCTCCATTCTGCCTTGTAAAGCCCAAGTAATGCGCTCAGTCTTTCTTTTTCCTCCGTGAGTAACTGTAGATATATTTATCCATCTGCCCTTAGCTCTCATCTCATCCTCTAAGTAAGGCATAATAGCGTTCTTCAATGAGCCTTTTTCTATACCAACCGTTGTAGCTTGTACATCTAGTCCTGCCTGTATAATCCTTGTTGCTGTCTCCTTAATAGACCATCTGCCGTGATAAATATCTTTAACAAACCATTTATCCCCATATATCTTTACAACGGCTATAGCTGTCTCATCTAAATGCTGCTTTTTCTTACTTCCCACTATCGCTGCTTCATATCCTGCTGGGTCTACCGCAATAACATAACTGCCCTCTGTAGGCTCTTCACCATACTTAATCCAATCCTCCTGAAAGATACCACCTGAGAATGTCTGAAAGCTAGCCTCAAACTCCTGTCTAAATGCCATTGTTGACATAGAGTCCTTAGCTTGCTGTATTTCTGCTGGGTCAATTAGCGGATTATCTACAGAGTTAAACTGAAATGAATCCCATTCCTCTAAATCCTGAGCATCCTGCCATAAGTCATAAAAGTGATTCTTGCCCTCAGGTGTTCCAATAAACATTGCGTGACCACCAACATCTGCAAGTGTAGGTCTGAGGATCATATCCCAAGTAGCGGGCTTCATTGTCGCATACTCATCCAATACAATATAACTGTATCCTATCCCTCGTAATGAATCAGGCTTGTCAGAGCCTTTTAGAAATATCTTAATGCCGTTGATTAAAGTTAATGCCAGGTCTGATTCATGCACATTGAGCGTAACAGGTGCAGCAGCATTCTTTAGATCAGCCCACATAATGCTCTTAGCCATTCCCAGAGTAGGAGCTACATATAGCACATTCTTCTCCTTAGATGCTAACCCCTTCAATATAAGAGTCCACATTGATAGAAAAGTCTTACCTCCTCTTCTTCCTGCTGAAACTACTTTGAATCTAGCAGATGAATTAAATATCTCTAATTGCTTCTCGTGAAAGTCTACCGATAATTCAGCCATTCATACGCTCTCTTACTATTTTAATCCAAGCCGTTAGGGACATTGTAATAATATCATCCTCATGCTCTAGCTCCATAATAACTTCACTCGCAAGTATCTCTACTTTCCATTCCTGCCGATCTAATCTATATATCAATACAGGTGCAATATACTCATCGTTGTGTTCTGAAGCCGTTAGGGATTGATTAAGGGATTGCTCCCACCACTTCTTACTGTACTTCTTACTGCGTTTCACCTCAATAGACCATCCATCTACTCCAACTAAATCAGCTCCACCGTGATGCGCTTGCTCCGCCCAATTCCTCTTTACTTCAATACCTAACTCCTCTCTAAGTATTTTAGCTACATCCTGCTCACCCGCTCTACCCTTAGTCCGACTGTTTATCATTCTGTATCTCCTTTATAGCCACTTCCGTTGGAGTAACATCTATAGCTTCAATTACCTCCGATGGTAACTGCTCCAAAGTACCTACATTAATATTAATAGCATAATCTGTCTTAGTCTGTTTTGCATCTACCGCTTTATGCGTAGGTAATATTCTATCAACTAACATCTTCAAACAAGTAGTATCACCGTCTAAACCCATAGCTATTACCTTCTGCATAATTAAAGGACTCTTATCCTCTAGCATCTGTCTAACTATCTGCTTAGGTTTTTTTCGTACAGGTAATGTCTTCTTCTTACCAGATAATGGATTATACGCTCTACCCTTTTCAAATTTCATTCGATTCTCCTATAACACCTGACTCATTATCCAACATTATCTTCAATTCCTTCAATTCCTCTGAATCTCTCCTCAACTTATCATAGTCAATATCAGTATGCTCCTCTAATATCTCTAATGCAAATACCAAATGACGAGGTACTGTATTCCAATTATATAAGCTCTGCTTCTTAATCCCTAAACGATAAGCAAGAGACCCCTTAGTTACACCAAAACGACCAAATCTCTTCCAAAATATCTCTAATTCCATCATTCCCTCCTAAATTAGTTTAAGTAGTATGTTTTTGTCCTGTTTTCACCGTATAAAAAGGCTTAACCCCT